GGAGTGCTGAATATCATCTGCTAAAATTGTACCTGCCATTATGCTAAATCTCCATGTATTAATGTACTCATGCTAGGTCTCCAAATATTGCAACGTGAACCCCATCATTATCTACACTTGAGCCACCAGAGTTTCTTGCACCTACCTCAACCTCACTTGTGCTTCTAAAGTTGGTTACTTCTCCATATCTACCCGTATCACTAACAAATCCAATAGTAACTTGAGGTACATAATCATCATTAGAAAAAGCATTAGTTGCATGTAAATCATATCTACCAACTCCATTATCATCAATAGAAGAATGATTGAAAGAGTCTCTTACAGTACCAGTTGCAGAACCATCAAAATTTATCCAAGTCTTTGCCAACCCTTGTTCCAGATTAGTTGACGAACCAGTTAAACCTGCAACATTCGTTACTTTTAATGTACTCATGCTAAGTCTCCTATATTAAGTGAGTAAACTCCAATACAATCATATTTACTTGTACCTGATTGAGGTGTTATTCTGTTGTAAGAAGTTGTGTGTGAATTAGCAAAAGTCAGGTTTCCACCTTCCATAAAAAACACACTAGTGTTATTAGTATTGTCAAGTTCATTTACTGAACCTATATTTACATAACCAACGTTAGCAAAATTATTACTAAAATTTGCACTATGATTACCTGTAGCATGGTCTGTTAAACTTGAAATATTTAAGCTGTCTCTTGTTGTATTAGTACCACCAGCGGAGGTATAGTTTATCCAACTTTTTGCTGCTTCTTGGGAAGTCAACGTAACAGGACCACCGCTTGTATTTTGTATCTCATCTACTTTTAACGTCATATCTTACTCCTTATACAATTGACAGATTACCATTGACTGTCAGGGTGACACCTGTCGCAATAGTCAATGGACCTGCACATAAACCATTTTCATCACTGTCAATTGTTACGTTAGTATTTAATGTTTGTTCATGGACACGGAATATGTCACCTGCTGATGAACCAACTTCGCCGTTTTCACCTTTGAACAGACCCCCACCACCAGAGAAAGCTGTACCATTTTGACGTAGTGTACCAGTAAAGTTAATGTCACCACCAACATCTAATGTATATGATGGGGTGCTGTCGTTAATACCTACTCGGTTAGCACTTCCATCAACAAATAACATATGAGTTGATGTATCACTCTCAACACGGAAATCATAAGCAAAACCACCATCATTAATAGTAAGAGTTGAATTATTGACCTCAAGACGTTCTGCTGCACCAGTAACTACACGCCACTGGTCTGCTGCATGGAACTGCATGTAAGTGTTTGTGTCACCTTCATGGTATATATGGCTTGCAAGGTAAATATTGTCTACTGCATTAATGTCACCATCTATGTTAATACCAGTTGATGTGGTGTTTAGTTTTGATGCATTATCATAGTAAAGTGTTACTGCACCATCAGCTACTGCATATATCATAGGTTCGCCAGTGTATTTTTGGATATATACACCATCATTGCCACGAATACGCAAATTACCTTGTCCAGCATCATCTATATATGAGTTACTGCCATCATGGTAAATTCTTAGGTCAGCACCATTGCCAAATCTTGCCTCTACACCATCAGCAAAATCTATGTTACCACCACTCATGGTAAGTGTAGCAGAGATATTAGCCACACCATCAATGTCTAGACTGTCAGCTTGTAGCTCACCAGTTATGTCCACACCATCTGATTTGGTGGCTAGTTTAGCTACTGCATTATGATAAAGTGTAACTGTTCCACCAGTTCCAGTGTCAACACCTTCTATGTAAATATGTCCTGATGAGTCTTGTAACTGTAAGTTTGATGCTCTTATTCTTAATTGACCAGTTCCTTGGTCTATAATATAACTATTTGAACCATCGTGATAAATCTGTAAGTCATTACCAGTACCAAACCTAGCAAGAATATTGTCATTAAAATTTAAAGCACCTGCTGTCTTCGTATCTTCTGCATCACTTCTCAAGAATGAACCACTGGTTACACCATCAAGTGTATCAGCATCTAGACCTGAACCTGAACCATCTACAGTTTTAATTAGTGTAAGTATTTCACTAGCTGTTTGGTCGGCTGTTGCACCACTTTCAATGCCATCTAACTTTGAGCCATCAGATGCTACATCTCTGCCATCTACATTGCCTGATACGACTACGTTACCTGTTACGTCAATGCCTGTGGCGGTGGTGGCTAGTTTAAGGGCATTGTCGTAGTATAGCTCAACATTACCATCTGAATTACCTTTTAAGTAAAACTCACCTGTGTATTTGCCTACTCTAAAATCATTTGCACGAATAAATAGATTACCTGTTCCTACATCATCAATATAACTACCTACTCCACTATGGTAAATCTGTAAGTCTGCACCTGCACCCAACTTAATGATATCATTGTCACCCATGTTAAGGTGTGTCGTTAGAGTAGTCTCACCTGTAACACCAAGAGTACCTGCTATTTGTATGTTATTTGCAAGTTTATCTCCTGTGACAGCATCGTTTGCTATGTGAGCAGTATCTATTGAACCATCTACGTATTGGTCACTATCTACAGAGTTAGCTGCCATCTTGGCAAGTGTAACATTAGAGTTTGCTATCTTTGCAGTTGTAACATTTGAATCTGCTATCTTTGCAGTTGTAACATTTGAGTCTGCTATCTTAGCAGTCGTAACATTAGCATCAGTTATTTTAGCTGTGGTCACTGCATTGTCAGCTAAACCACCTGTTGCTATTTGTGGTCCTTCACCTGTAGTGCCATCATGTGAGTGTCCAGTTGAACCGTTAAACGCAGCTTGTACTGCATCAAACTCGCCATCAAGGTCTGAAGCATTAATAACGTTTCCATCAGCTATGTTATTAGCAGAGTCGTTACGTGTATAGCCTGTTCCCATATTCTATCTCCTAGCGTTAGTAATATACTGCAGGGTGGCAGCATCTATGGTAAACACAGCGTCTGTGTTAGTTCCTGTGGTTTCATATAATATTGACACTGTAAATCCTGAACCTATAGTTTGCACTTCGTATGTAGCTTTTTGCTTGACTCCAAATAAAGATGTTCCATATATACCTGAACCATACGTTATTGATGCCGCTGCATCACTAGACAATATTGAATCAGGTTGAATACTTGATGGTTGGTCAAAATCAAACTTGAGAGAAAACTCAAGGTCAAAGTCACCATTAACATCTAAGTATGTTGTACCTTTATATATTGTCTTACGTACATTTGGGTCTCCTAGTGGAATAAAAGGAGTAGCAAATGTAGCAGGAATATCTGTTCCAGCAAATGAGTTACCTTGTTCCATCTGATAAACAAAACCATCTGTAGCACCAAAGTAAATACGTTCTGCAAAACCATCATATTCACTGTAAGTCACAAAAGCATTAAAGCCACGTAAATCATTAAAGGCTATACCGCCTTCTAACTGAGTTGCTCCAATTCCTTTTGCTGAAGCATTTGTGTATCCTGTATTATACCCAAATATTCTATATTGACTTTTCTCACGAATAACTGTACTTGAAAAACCATTAGGACTACTAGCAATTAAATCTAATATCTCAACCTGTATAGTCTTTGATACGGCAGCAAGACTAAAGTCACCAATTCTATCTGTGGCTGAAAATAATCTTAAACCATCAGGTCCTAAGAATATAACATCTCCACCTATCTCTTGAATAGTATCTTCAGCTACACAACCTAAGTCACGAGACACAGGTTGCATATTAAAGTCAGCTACGCTATTACCATTAAGTACATTTATACTACTTTCGCTAAATATAATTAACTGTTCACGAAAAACGATTAAACCTGTAATTGTATCCGTTACATTAATTATACCACCACCACTAGCAATTGTCAAGTCATTATCTTTGTAAGGTGCGGTATATGCTACATTTTTTCCATTACCAAAGAAAATATGGTTCTTAAAGTTTACTATAAAACTTGCACCTGATACATCAGATGGCAAAGCAGTTAATTGTTCAAACGTAGTTCCATCAAATCTGTAAGGTTTACCTGTTCCATCAACAAGCATAAGTTTTTCTGTACCATCAAAATCATACTTGAGAAATCTTACTTTGCCTGACCCACCTATTGTAACACCTGCACTATTATAAGTTGCATTGTCACTTATCTGTGTCCATCCTGACCCACTAGACCTAAATAGGTCGTCTCCTCTTACAGCATATACAAATCCACCATAACGATGTATACCTCTAATAACACCTGTATTAGGTACAGTCGCAGTATCAAACTTTTCGTAACCTTCTACTCTTGTGTAACCACCAAAGATAGATGGCTCAAAATTACGCAGTATACGTGCTGAACCGGGTGCTTGAAATCCTTGCTGATAAGGAGAAAGGTTTGTTATCAAGCCACCTTTAAATTCAAATGAATGGGTTTGCCATGCGTCTGCCATTAGATAACAGACCTAGAGAATCCCATCCTACCACCACCTGTGTTCTGTGGTATCATTGTAGAACGTAAGTAATATGTTCTGTTGATTAATACAATACGCATATTCTTTATGCCTTCATCAAACTTTTGTTTAGCTACCATTGCGTCTTGTGAATTACCACGGAATAAATAAGCATAATGCATTGCACCATCAACAATAACATGTTTAAATCTTTCAGGAACAGCAGGAACATCATCATATAATTCTAAGTCTACAGGAACACGATAATATTCATATACGACTGTATAGGCTTTATCAGGTTCAGGTGTAAGTAAATATTCAAGAGCAGGTCCATGTGCTACCATTTGAGGTACACCACTTCTACCGTTGGTATTATATTCTTGGTCTACATATTTATCAAGATACTCTTCATATGCAAGAACACCTAATCTGGTTGTTGCATTTCCTAATGAGCTATCTTCTTTTATACGAAAACTATCAAAGTCTACAAGTTTAGCATCATGGGGAAAAGGGTATCGTGTAACATTAGATGATAAAACATCTTCTTGTTCTACGTGATTAAAGGGCCAATTAAATTCATGTTGATTAATATCACGAAGAGATGCATTTATAGCATCTTTACATTGTGCATAAAAACCTGTAGCACTAGCAAAGTTACTAGATGTAAGCTCGGTTTCATTAAGTCTACGATTTATTTGATTAACAAGTTCTAAATAATTATATGCCATTATTTCTGCCTTATACTTACTTTAACAGTTCGTTCTGCTGTACTACCTGTGCTGTCAATAATCTGACATATAAATGAATATTCCCTGTTTAAAACACCACCACCTAAATTAATAGTAGCTACTGTGTTAGTATTAGTCTGTGCTATATTTTGTATACTATCTGTAACAGCATTACTAGAAGCAGTTGTTAATGTTTCACCTGCATCTATTTGTGTCTTACCAATCTCAGATGTTTTTACAAACCATGTTACAGAAGATATGGTAGCTGTATCTAAAAAGCGTGACCAATCCATACTGTAGTCTAGTTGTTCATCAGGGTCTTTAACGGGCCATCTAAATGACATTTATTATATTCCTTATGCTGCTGCTCTTCGTTCTGCGACAGTTGACTGCCTATCAACATACACTACTCTAGGTAATTGTTTTTCTACATAAGCAGTTCTTCTTCTATCGTATAAAGTTTTAACTGCTTCAAAATCAAATATAACACCTGTTGCTGTTAATGTTCCGATTGAAAATGTTCCAACAACTCCTGATATAGTAAAGCTGTTGCTAATTCCAACTGTGCCTATTGCACCTGTTGCTTGTACACCTGTTGCTATTCGTTCTAGTGGTTGGTCTTCTACTTCGCCAATCTGACCTACACCTTCAACACCTGTAAGTGTTGTATTGGCTGTACCTGTTGCTGTAACAGTGTTTACTGAAGATGTTCCTACAACACCTGTTACACTTTCTGCAACATTAACCTTAATAGTTCCTATTTGACCTACAGCAGAGACACTAGAAATATATTCACTAATGTTTACTTGAATAGTACCAACAGCAGTAGTACCTACATCGCCAGTTACAGGAACACGGTTGACAGACCTAATATCAAGTCCTGCACCGTTAAGGGTAAGTGTTCCTACAACACCTGTAACTTTTTCAGATACGTTTTCACTTACAGTGTTAACAGCACCTGTAGCACTTACTCCTATAATACCAAAAGCAATGTTTAGTGAAACTGTGCCAATCTGCCCTGTACCAACTACGCCTGTAGGAGTTACAGTATTAGCAAACTCAAGTGTGCCTATAGAGCCTGTAAGACCATTAGGACCATATAAAGGTTCTGTAATGTCTACTTCAAACGCATTTATGTGTAAAGTACGAGTAAGAGCAGTTGCACTTACACCTGTTAAGGTAGTATTTGCTGTACCTGTTTGTGTAGTAGTTCCAATGTTACTAGTAGCTGAGACACCCGTATTTATAGTAACAATAAATTGCCCATACTGAGCAGTTCCATAAACACCAGTGCCATATAAGGCTTGATTTATAGTAACGGACATACCGCCTTAACCTTTAAGCTATACGTACAATAGCGTTTGATGCGTCAGCAGTTGGGAACTCTATAGTTAAATCACCTGCAGTAGCAGATACTGTACCACCAAAGTCAATGACACAGATAGCAGAGTTACTGTTTGCAGTGTTATATATAATACAACCATCAGCAGATACAGTTACGTTACTAAATACTTCGTCAGCAAAGTCTACAGTAGCAGTTGTACCATCTACAGCAATCGTTGCACTATCTAGTACTTGACCACCTGCAGTATAGTTTGTACCACTTGCTTCATCAGAGTTACCTGTTACGTCAGAATAGTTAGTTGTAGCAGCACCATATGTACCTGTTGGTGATTCTTTAATAAGTGCTAGTTTAAGTGAATCAGTATCAAGGTCGTGTAAGCCACCTAGTAACTCAGACTTGAAACTTGTGCACATTGCAGTCGTGATAGCCATTTATAATCTCCTATAATATCACATGTTGTAAAGGGCAACCCTAAAGCTGCCCTTCACTTACATTAAGTTAAGCTAAAGTGTCTCTGTCAACTTCGTTAGCTGACATGTCACCTTGGTCACTGATATCCATCAACATTGCATATACACGGATTTTACCTGCAGAGAATGAAGTACCTGTACCTGCTAATAACACATCAATTGTGTCAGCAGAAGTAGAGGCAGTCAAACCTGTGATTGCAATCTGAGGAGCATATGCACCATCGGCAGCACCATCAATATCAAAAAGTGATACAAACTCATCAACGTCACCACCTGTAAAACCAAGTGATGCAGTTGCGTCTGTGCCAGTATTCTGAGTTGCACTGTTCACAACTTGAAGTCCAGCACCTACTACAAGAGTATTAGCTGGAACTGTGATAGCCTGAATGGTATCAGCAGTGGCAGGGTTAATACTATTAGCAGTTAAGTCAATGACATTATCTACATAGTATACGTTTCTACCTCTTTGGGAGTTGCCTGAAGAGGCTTTAAGAGCAGCTGTAATATTCGCCATAATCTAATCTCCCTTACGCTAAGTGATAAGCACAAGTAGCGATTGCTTCTGGGCGAAGTATCTTTCTACCGTACAAATGCATACCACGAACAATATCAGCAAAAGAATCAGGGTCTCTATAAGTCTCTGTCTTGTTGATTTGCTCGGCAGTAGCTATTGATGAAGAATGACCAGCAACAATTATACCGAAATCAGTAGCACTGTTTGCACCTGTATTAGATGGTCCAGTTCCGATTGCTGGTAAATTGTTTGACTGATAAACCTTGAAACCATGTAGGTTGTTTAGAATTAAACCATTCTGTAGTCCAGTACCACCAAAGTCTGCATCAAATAATCTTGAATCTTCATCCTTTAGTACTTCTATGAATACAGGGTCTAATACTAACCATCTACCATTAGTGTCAACATTCTGTTGGTCTAATAGTCTAGACATTCTAGCTATAACAGTTAATGGGTTTCTATCTCCGTTTGCAGGATTGGCAGAAGCTGCACCACCTGTTCTTGGTAAGATAGCCACAGCTTCACCTGCTGAACCTCCGAAGTCTCCTGCATCAAGTTTCATTGATGATAAGAGTTCGTCAGAACCTGCAGTTGAAACAGCAACAGTACCATTAGTAGTAGTGTTAGCTGTATCAGGTGTACCGTGTATAGCTGATTGCTTATAACCTGACATATAACCAAGTACGTCTTGGTCAAATTGGTCGGCTAATCTATAAGCTGCTCTATCTGATGCTAACTGTTGAAAGTTAATATGAGAATGAGCTTCTTCTATATCATCCACTTTAAATGCAAAGTAATTAGCTTTGTCAATTGTAAGTGAAAATTCTTCGTCATCAAGGTCTTGAGGAGTAATAGTTGTTCCTCTTGCATATTCCTTGACTGTTATTTCTGGTTCTTTGATAACCTTAACGGAATCGCCCATATTAGCAATCTCACCGAAGTAATCACTGTTAGTGATAGCTTCAGCTACAGACCCCTTGCGGAAAGCAAGTTGAACCTGTTTGCTGTAAATAATAGGACTAAAATTACCGTTAGGAAGATTACCATAACCAGCTGCTGCTGTAAATGCCATTTTTATCTCCTTAAACATTTATCAAATGTACACGGAATGTGTACTATTAGTTTTAGTCATTTTACTTTATAAGGACCATTCATGCGTTGAGGTTGTACTTAGGATAGCGATTCCTTTGTAGGCTCACATAATTGGGTAATCTCTAAAGTTTCGGGTAGTAGTATAACACAAGTG